GTTAAAGGGTGTATTAGAGCTAAAGAAGGCAATAAGATTGTTGCAATGGATTTAACTACAGCAGAAGTATATGTAGCAGCCGCTTTATCAGGAGATAAAAACTTATGTGATGTATTCAAATCAGGTGGTAATTTTCATAGTTCTATTGCTAAGTTAGTTTTCAGGTTAGCTTGTGAGGTAGAAGAAGTTGGAGACTTATATCCATTTGAAAGACAAGCAGCAAAAGCTGTAACGTTTGGTATTATGTATGGAGCAGGCCCTCATAAAATTTCTCAACAAGTAACTAAAGATTCTGGATCAGAGTTTACAGTACAAGAAGCAAAAGGAGTAATAACTCAGTACTTTAATCAGTTTAATAGATTAAGAAACTGGCTTGATGAACAGAAAGAATACATTGAAGCTAACGCATTCTTATATTCTACATTTGGTAGAAAGAGAAGATTAGAAAATGTAAAGAGTGATGATAAAGGTATATCAGCACATGAAGTAAGAAGTGGAATTAATTTCTTAGTTCAATCTGTAGCTTCTGATATTAACCTGTTAGGCGCAATAGATATGAATAATTATATTAAAGAACATGGATTAAAAAGTAAAATATTTGCTCTCGTACATGATTCAATTTTAGCAGAGTGTCCAGAGCATGAGATAGACGCTTATAGTGCTAAACTGAAAGAACTAATACAGAAAGATAGAGGTATATACATAAACGGAGCTCCTGTTGGTTGTGACTTTGAAGTAGGTGATGACTATTCATTTGGGAAGTTCGAGAAGATGTATGCTTGATCTTAAAATCAAGTTTCCAGTATGGGTAATAAATTCTGATAACATCTGGGAACAAGATGGTATAATCTTCATAGATGATAAAGTATTAGATGATAGAAACCAAAAAGGAGATACCATAGGAAAGCGTCGGTTGCAAACACCCTTAAAAAACTTGTTTAATTTGAAATTTCAAATAGATGACTATATAGGGTTAATTAAGCATCGAGGAAAAAATTATGTAGATTCAGGTGGTAGACATATTTATTATGAGAAAACGAAATATACACCATTAAAATGTCATAAGATTATGAGAATAGAAGATCATTTATTATCTTCTACAGTATGGTTAAAAGATATTACATTTTCATTTAGTGTTAAACGTCCACCAACAAGTAGAAAATCGTGGGCACAAGTATTATATTTAAACGGATTACCATGGCTTATTTACGAGTATTTAGAACAAAAGGTAGAAGATACGAGAAGAAAAGTATGAAAATAGAAACACAAATAATGATAGTAGCTTTTATTATTCCTTTCTTTTGTTTAGTAGTAATAGGCTTAAGTATGTTATTAATACAATATTTAACATGAAAGCGGTCTTAAGTAATAGAGTGTATTTATCTGTAGATGCAACTCATCAAGAGTATGTAGACAAGGAATTAACATATACTATACCTAGTCATGATCCTAGAGATCCGCCTATTACTATTAAAAATATGGGCATAATTAGACAAGGATTAGTAACTATTCCAAGTGGTAGAGAAGATTTAATACCTAAAGATTATGAGATAGTTGATAAACGAATTAAAGTACCTATCAACTTCCCTGAGTTTAAGTTTGAGTTACGACCTAGTCAGGCAGATGTTTTTAATGAAGTAAATGATAGTTGTATAATAAACGCTTGGGTAAGCTGGGGAAAGACATTTACTGCATTAGCAATAGCTGCGAAGTTAGGTCAGAAAACATTAGTAGTAGTCCATACTCTAGCTTTATTAAAGCAGTGGGAAACTGAAGTAAAGAAAGTCTTTGGTATACAAGCTGGAATTATTGGAAGTGGAAAGTTTAATATTGATAGTCCTATTGTAATCGGAAGTGTGCAGTCTTTATACCGTAGAGTCGCTGCAATTTCTGATAAGTTTGGAACTGTGATACTTGATGAGATGCATCATGTTAGTAGTCCAACTTTTGGAAGAATAGTAGATAAAAATAAAGCAAGATATAAGTTAGGATTATCAGGTACAATAGAAAGAAAAGACGGTAAACATGTGGTATTTAGAGACTATTTTGGACAAACAGTTCTAAAACCACCAAAAGAAAATTATATGACACCTAAGATAGATGTTATATATTCAGAGGTAAGATTTTTAGATGGACAGAACATACCGTGGGCTAATAAAGTAACTCACTTATCGTTTCAAGAAGAGTATGTTCATTCTGTCGCAATGATAGCTAGTAGTTATGCAGCTAGAGGACACAAGGTTTTAGTAGTTTCAGATAGAGTTAACTTTCTAAAAACCTGTGCTAAATTAAGTGGAGATGAGGCAATTTGTATAACAGGAGATATACCTCATCAAGAACGACCTGATATGATGAAGCAACTGTGGAAAGAAAAAGATATTCTATATGGAACTCAATCTATTTTTTCCGAAGGCATATCATTAGATTGCTTGAGTTGTCTAGTATTAGGAACCCCTGTCAACAATGAGCCCCTACTCACTCAATTGATTGGAAGAATAATAAGAGTAGAAAAGAATAAAAGGCAGCCCGTTGTAGTAGATATAAATTTACAAGGAAAAACAGCAAGAAGACAAGCTAACAATAGGAAGGGATATTACATGAAACAAGGATATGAAGTAAACCACCTATGAAAAAATACTTCTTGACAACAGGTTGAAATTTTAGTATAATATAATGATACGATATAATTGGAAGAAGATTCTTAAAGATAGTAACAATAAGGTATCTGATATATTGCTGGTAGTATGGTATGTTACCTACGGGTATCCACCGACCAGTAAAAGAGATAGACTATTTAAGTTCTACGGAAAGGACTATTCGGGAGACAGTTTCTTGATTTTCCCAGAAGGAATCTACAAGTATCGAAAGACTGCGTCAGATTCGGAATGGGCAGCATACATCGGGATAGCATCTTATAGAAGTTATAACGAGTATTTAATAAATAATAAATTAACAATTGAGGTAGAACGAGTACCGAAACGACTTCAGCCTATAATATTAAAAAACAGACTACTTAAAGTAGAAGATGGACTTGTTCATTTTTTATATGAGAAGTCACATTTGGAGAAATGAGATGGCATTAAATTTTGCACAACTAGAAGGGAAAGCTAAGAAGTCTTCCCTCAACCAATTCCAGTATGTAGACGGAGACAATGTTCTTCGTATGGTAGGAGATATACTTCCTAGATATGTGTATTGGATAAAAGGTGAGAACGCGAAAAATATTCCTATGGAATGTTTATCCTTCAACCGTTCAACAGAAACCTTTGATAATAAAGAGAAGGATTGGGTTAGACAGTATAACCCAGAAATGAAATGTGGGTGGTCTTACGCCACACAATGTATTGATCCTAAAGATGGACAAGTAAAAGTTTTAAATCTAAAGAAAAAGTTACTAGAGCAAATTCAGTTAACAGCTGAAGATCTAGGAGACCCTTTTGATCCAGAAACTGGTTGGGACGTACATTTTAAAAGAGTTAAGACTGGTCCAATGGCGTTTAACGTTGAGTACCAATTACAAGTACTTAGATGTAAAACTAGAGCATTAACTGACGAAGAAAAAGCGTCTATAGAGGAGATTAAATCAATGGATGAAGTCCTTCCTAGACCTAGTCCTGATGCTCAAAAAGAACTATTGGACAGAGTCAGAGCAGGATCAAATGAAGCTCCTGCTGATGTAGAATCAGAATTTAAAGATGACGGCGATAAGAAGTGGTAGTACTTTTTACAGCAGACTGGCACTTAAAGCTGGGACAGAAGAATGTCCCATTAGATTGGGCAAAGAACAGATATAAAGAGTTCTTTAACCAAATACAAGAAAAAGAAAAAAGTGTTGATCTGCATATTATTGGGGGAGATCTATTTGATAGACTACCCTCAATGCCTGAATTAGAATTATATTTTGATTTTATAAGTGGAGTACAGATTCCAACAATTATATTTGATGGAAACCACGAAGCAACTAGAAAGAATAAAACATTCTTTACACAGTTAAAACATGCTAGTGAGAAACTAAATCCACTCGTGGAAATAGTAGATTATATTAGTAAGAGAGAAGACTTTAGTATTCTTCCTTACTGCGACTTACATAATAAATGGAACCCAATAATAGATTTAGATATAAGGAAACCATTATTTACTCATGTTAGAGCTTCTATTCCACCTCATGTGACACCTGAGATAGACTTGGCAAGGTTATCTCAATTTCCTGTAGTATTTGCAGGAGATTTACATAGTCACTCTAATACACAACTAAACATAGTGTACCCAGGTAGTCCTAT